TTTCAAGGCCAGCAGGAAGTTTTAGTGGAGTTTAAGGCACTCGACAGTACTACGTTACATCCATATTTTATTAGCTGGCTTCAAAAATATTCTTTAGCTATTTCTAAAGTTATTTTAGGTCAAATTCGCGGGAAATATCAAACACTACCTTCTCCTGGCGGAGGGGCTCAATTAAATGGCGAGTCCTTGATTCAGCAAGGTAATGAAGAACAAGCAAAGCTTGTTGAAGACCTGATGTTAGAAATCGAAGAACCCCCTGGGTTTAGTACCTTCTAATGGCTGACCGTAAACAGTTTCGGACCTCCTCCAAAATTGTTGGAGATACATCGTTAGAGACTAACGACCAGCTCAACCTATACGATTTAGATAATCCCGATATCGAGATGTTCAATCTTGTAGACGATGAGCTAATTCGTTTAAGTGGGTCTAAAATTCTCCTTTATAAGTTTTATAGAAGGGAAGGGTTAAAAGATAACGTGTACGGAGAGGATTCTCAGAAGGCTATTTCAGATACTCCTCTAGTTCTTCATGGTCATTACGAAGCTCAAGCTTTAGAGGAGAACCTAACAGAGTTTGGTATCGAGATAACGAGTGAACAGCTTTTTACGTTCAACAAGAGTTATATTGATAAACTGGTGGGACGGCCTATAATTGCTGGTGATATTCTACAGCCTGAGTTTCAAAATTTAAAGTACGAGGTTTTTGAAGTTCAAGAAGACCAGTTTGATATTTATGGTGTGTATCACTTAGTTTGTGCCGCTAAAGTACTTCGCGACGATGAAGATATTACGAGAGAAGAGGAATCCTTCCCCCAGGATGAGGTGTATTAATGGCTGGCGCTTTTTGGACTATAGACGCGATAAGAACCGAGCTGGAAGCTTTGGACCTTCACGCTGGGTATCAACCTGCTAATTTCTATAAAGACTTTACTCGTAGGTTAAAAGAGATATTAGGGGGGTTCCAAGTCCTTAAGGGTGATGGCACTTTAAGAACTGTAGATATTATTTATGCAAATCCTGAGCGAGCCATTGCTAAAATAACTGAAACTAAAAATACTCTTCTGCCTATCCTCTCACTTCAGTTTGAGGGTGTAGAGTTAGACACGGCTAGGAGAAAGCCTGCCGCCGCTATTGTAGAAAAGAAGTTCTGGGATAGCGACAAACAAAGGGCTATTCGATACATTGCGTTAGCCCCTCCAGCGGCCAACCTATCATTTGGTGTAAATATTTGGGGTAAGTATGTGGATGAGGTTAATCAGCTTACTGAGCAGATATTACTTTTATTTCGACCCAATCTTAATATAGATATTCACCCTCATGAGAGCTACGAAGCTTTCGTGTTAGATGTAGGAGACGCTGCCAACTTGACGGCTGGAGATAGAGAGGACCGTGTAGTTAGACGTACTGTACGCTTTAAAGTAGAGTCTTACATTCCAGGTAATGTTTTTCGCTTTACAAATACAAGCGAAATGAAAACTTTAAATTTTGAACAATACATAGAAGAAACTTCAGGTCTTCAAACTTTAGAAAGCTTTTATGCAGGCGGGGGGTTTCCTTTCGCTTTAAATAAAGTGGATAATAGGGGCGGAGGAATCACCACAATTCCAGGTTCATAACGAATTTAAAAAATCTGCGATGTTTTGCGAGCGAGTGTTCTAAATATAGTAGAGGAAAATCCTAATGTCTGTTTATAAGAAAATTAAAAATACCACTCACCAAGGACTTGAAGTGATTATTAAGACCCCTTCGGGTCAATTCGACCATATTTGGGTTCCTTCAAAACAGTCGGTTGTAGTTCCCACCGATTCAATCACTGATTTAATTCGTGTTGCTGAGCAGCGACAAATGGTTAAAATCACAAACGCTTAATTAATAGGAGAATATTAAAACATGCCTGCATACGTTAGCCCTGGTGTATATGTCATCGAAAAGGACTGGTCTGATTACAGCCCGTCCCTTAACTCTACTTCGGTAGGGATTCTTGGCTTTGCCTCTCAAGGTCCAGTTGGATTAGCTACTTTAGTTACCAACGCGGACCAACTCGTTAGTAGATTCGGTCGCCCCGATGACGCTGAAGGTGGTTTTGGTCTTATTGGTGCTTACCATATCCTAGACCGAACCAATACAGTTTACTTTACGCGAACTGCTACTACTGATGCTGCTGTAGCTGAGGTTGGTGTTAAGGTTGGTAATTGCCCTCATGTTGGTGTCACGGAACTTACTGCGAATGACAACTATCTCTTTATTGTGAGCGTTAAGGATGGTGTCGGACTTGATAGGACTACTACCCCCCTAGTCTTCAACTGCCCCGCAGCGTCAAGTAACGCTTCCCTTGAAGGAGGCGCTGATGCTATTATGAATCAGGTCAATATTCGCACTACGCCTAATTCTCCTGTATCTTTCAACAGGCTAACCAGCGCTACTGGTGACTTTGTCGGCTCGTTTGCTGGGTCGGGCGCGGAAGTCGAGATTTACGCATGGTCTTCAACAGCGTCATTTGGTGTTATCCCCCCAGGTACGACTGCAGGTACGGGTGGAACTATCAGCAGTTTGTCTGCGAACAACGCTGCTCTAGCTGATGTAAGCGGTAACATGACTCTGACGGCTAATAACGGAGTTGTGGATATCACTCCAGCGGCTTCAGGAGTTACTTCTTCTGGAACTGAGTTCGAGTTATCCGCTGTAAGTGGTGGTGGTTATGTCACCCGAAGTTTATATCCTGGTGCAGGGTACAACTTTAGTAGTACCGTTGAAACCTATGGTATTAAAAATACTGGATTACAGAACCTTACTAGGTCTAATCAGGGAGCTAGGTCCCAGTTTAGCATTTTAAGAGGAGGAGGTACCGAGCAAGGGGTCGAAGTTGAGTGTGTTTATAACGCTACAGGGATTGACCTTTCTCCTTCTGCCGTTCTTAACGGTACGGCTGATGAATCTAACAAGACATCTGATTTGATGATTGGTGAATTTGCAGTAAATGTTTCGTCTAGAGATGATGTGCTGTGGACATTACCTACTTCTTGGGGAGATGGCTTTGGAGGTGGTAAGGTTACTATCTTTACTGCTTCAGGAGATACGGTTACTAGTGAATTCGATGCAACCGATATTAAATACGGAAAGTTAGTTGACGGTACCTACGATTATGCTGGAGGTATTAACGGTGACCTTTCGGCTGGAATGTCATTCGCTGACCCAGATGTAAAAGCTGCGGTCATTGGAGATGCAGCCCAAGCTAACGGTATTTACTCTTTTCTTAAGGAAGACATTGATGTCTCTATCTTAGCGATTCCTGGGTGTACTGAACAGAATATTGTCAATAACGCAATTTCTATTGCAGCGGATTCCCAAGAGTTCCTGTTTGTAACTAACCCTCCATTAGGGGTTACTTCCCCCCAAAATGCTATTGCATGGTCAAATGGAACTGCGGAAGGTCGAACTGCCGCGCTTAATAGTTCTTATGCCTGCGTGTACTGGCCTTGGGTGAAGTTATTTAATACCTTTACGCAAGTGGATGAGTACATCTCCCCCGATATCTTTGCGATTCGACAGATGGCCTTTACTGATAACAATTTTGATGCTTGGTTCGCTCCTGCGGGTCTTGTGCGAGGTCGTTTGACGAAGCCTGTTGATGTGGAGATGGTTCTAACTCAAGGGGACCGAGATGCTCTCTACGGTCCTGGAAATGTCATTAACCCTGTACAGAAGTTTGCCACTGAAGGTATTGTTCTGTGGGGTCAACGCACTACTCAAAGAACAGCAACTGCGCTTGACCGAATTAATGTTCGTCGCTTGATGATTGTCATTCGTAAGATGCTTATTGCATCCACGCGACAGTTCGTTTTCGAGCCTAACGACGCAGCAACCTGGAAGCGTATCGTCAACGCTGTTGAACCTATGATGGCTGATATTAAGAGCCGTCGAGGTGTGATAGATTTCAAGGTTATCTGTGATGGCACTACCAACACTCCACTCCGCATCGACAGAAGCGAGTTATGGTGTAAAGTAATTCTTCAGCCCACTAAAGCGGCGGAAGTTATCGTTTTCGAGCTTAACCTTACAAGCGCAACCCTGGGGCTTAACTTACCCTCATAGCTTGAAAGCTATATAAAATAGGAGAATAACAAATACTATGGTTAATGTAGACTTATCAGACTTTTTTGGCGAAACAGGCCGAGTCTTAGACGTAGCTGGCTTTACTGCTGGCACGGAACTATTTCATCGGTACGATTCATATCGTACATATAGCTGGCTAATCCGCATTAATGGGATTGGAGGCGTTGTAGGAAGTATTCTTGCAAACACTGGTCTAACCGACCCTGACAACGTTTTAACTCTTGCTGCGAAGCAAGTAGGCCAAATTGGCTACAGCGTTGAAGATATTATGGTTGACCGTGTTAACGACAAGTTTTACTATCCTGGGCGTCCGTCCACTGAAGAGACGGTTGTTACTTTTGACAACCTTCTTAAAGGTGATGCGGCTAAAGCACTTTACAATTGGATGCGTACTACGTATGACCCGATTACGGGTACCCACTCAACTAGCGTTGCATCAAACATCGCAGGGCAGATTATCCAAGGTGGAGGAGGCTTTAAGCGTACCGTAGATGTTGTTCTTCTAGACAACACTCGTAAACCTCAATGGGTTGCACGCTTATACGGCTGTTACCCTAAGAACTTTAGGCTTGCTGAGTTTAATTACTCTTCTAACGAATTCCATTCCATTGAGTGTACCCTAAGGTACGACATGGTTGGGTACTTCAAGAATGGTGATAATGTGTTCGAAGATATTCTCGCTCCCTTGACCTAATTTATAATTAGATTATATCTGAGGTGGCTCCTAAATATATTAGGAGCCACCTTTTTTTATACATGACTACAAGCGTTTTTACTGAGCTACTCTCTTCCTACAGCGGACTTCGGAAGAGGACATGGACTCCGTCTACTTTAAATGAAGCGTTTGACCCTACGCCTGAGCAGCAAGCGGCTGTGGGGGAAATTGAAGCGACTTTTAAAGCCGCTCTTAGCGGTCAACTTCAATACAGTAAGGGTAAGAAGAAAAACATTAGTATGGTTTTAAAAGATGGGAAAGTAACCATCTCAGGGTCTAATGTAGGTAATAAAAGTCTTGATAACGCAGGCTGGCAAAATGAGTGGCCGAAACTTAGCCATTCAGGGTCATGGGCACGAAAACTTTTGAATGCGTGGGCTCCCGCAGAAGAGGGGGATAAGGCTCCCGCAGAAGAGGGGGATAAGGCTCCTACGCAGCCTGACCTTATTAACCGTGACGGTACTGGTGTGATTGGTAGTGCGGAGGGAGGTGTACAGTTCTCCCCCGAGCAACGTAAACTTGTAGAAGAATTCTTTGTAGACGCAAGAGGTATGAGCGAGGGCGCTTCGAAAGAGACTGTAGAGAAGCTAGAGAAGACTGTCAATACTCCTCTCGCACGTACTAGGATAGGGAGAGCGTTGGCTTCTATTATGGGCGGAGCTAGACCTAAAATGGCTGATAAGGCTAAGCAGCAAGCTCTTTTATGTGTCGTGTCTTTAGTTACGGCTCTTGGAAAAGTAGAAACTGTAAAATTAGCAGACGGTTCCTCTCACAGGATAATACCCGAAGGTAAGCTTACTATGGAGGAGAGGCAAGCCCTTAGAATTACTACTATTAGAGGTTCCACAGGTACAAAAGGAGTGTTCTTTGGTAGGTTAAATGCTGATGCCGAACTTTTCGAAGCCTTGCAAGACCTTGCGCTTGAGGACCATAATACCTATGGCACTACGTTTGGTACGGGTTTAAATGAGAGCCTTGAGGGTTTACGAGGTGTACGTTTACTGCCTTCAGGAGTACTGCCAGAAACTATATCCGACGATGAAGCTTTAAAAGTCTACCCTATGGCTGTAGGTAAATCTACATCATCAGGAAAAAATGATAGGGATGGTAAGCTTACTGAAGATATTGTAGAGATTAAAATTGCTCTTTTAGCGGGGGATAAAGAGCAACAGAGGGAGGCGCTTAAGCACCTACACCTTCGTTTAATGGACTCTCACACTTTATCGACTGCAAACACGGAGTACTTAGAGGCTGCTTTATTGAGCGATGAGTTCGACCAACTTGAATATTTTAAAAGGTTGCAGAGCCTTGGCGTAGGACCTGAAGACGAAATCCGACAGGCTATGACAGAAGCCGCTATGCAAACAGAGCTGTTCTTCGAACTGGCGGGTATACCTAAAGATGGAGTTTTAGGTGTCTGCCGACCTTCTCAAGCTAGTGAGATGGGGTACAAATCTGATGTAGATATTATTCTTACGTCCGACGCTGTTGATAAAATGAATGACCCTTTTAAACGCGCTGTGTATACAGATGCAAACGGTAACTATAAATTGAGTTTATCGGTCAAAAACTATAAAGCGTTGGATGGTGACACGGTAATAGGTTCTAGCTCTTTAAATAAGGCTTATGCTTCTATCCCTACGGCAGGCAAGGCCACTGCCAAACAGATTGCTTTAGCACAACGTTACAGGTTAACGTCTGATAGGTTACATAGTTCTTTTTTAGATAGGGCCGTGGAATCTAAGGCTATGACAGCAGATGATGCGCAGAGTTGTGTTCAGGCGGTAGAGACTGACCGTGTAATGCGCGAGAACATTGAAGCTAAGATTGGAAATTTAAGTGACCCGAATAGAGCGGACCTTAAAGCTTACTTATCAGAACTGGAGAAGTATCCTCCTCCTCATGCGCCTGGAACTGGCGTTGCCGCAGGTCATAAAGCTGACGCGGCTTATAAAGCGGAATTAAAGAGTATTAAAGCCAAGCTAGGGGAAAAAGGCCAATCAGGCGCGAGGTTTGCCGCTCTAAAGTTATGGCAGTTTCAACGAATGCAAAGGGCTCAAAGAGACCCTGAATATGCCCGAGCCGCTGCATATAATGATTTTGTATTTTCGGCTGGTACTTTTGATGATGAGGTTATGTTCAGAGGCTCTCCAGGGAATCTTACTCTTAGCACTAATCATGGTATATACGATGGAGTAGCACAAAGACTCTTTGCAGGTAATGGAACAGCTTCCCTTACTGCGAGCAGTTCTCAAATTCATGACGCTGATGGTAATACTATTTCGGATACGAGGGTAACTGCCAAGAAGACGGGTACTGGGGGTCGTAAACTTCAAGGGGAAGCTAAACTCCCCACTGAAGGAAGAAAGGCGTTTGCGACTACCACACCTTTAACTGGAAAGCCTGACCTCGAAGATTGGGATAGCAAAGAAACTTCTGAAACGCCTCCCCCCCCTCCCGAGAAGAAGTCTTCCAAGAAGAAGTCTTCCAAGAAGAAGTCTTCTAAGAGAAAGGTTTCTAATAAGAAAAAGTCCGTGGGAGAGTCCGTTGAAGGTACTATGGGAGAAGACCCAGAAAGTCAAGAAGAAGAGTCCTTTACAGGGTCTCCTTTTTCCCGTATCCTACAGAAACTCCCTCCTATGGAGGTGGGGGACCCTCAACAGGTTGGAGATAAGCTTATTACTACCCTATTCCCTTTCTGTTTAAAAGTCAAACATGAGGGTGAGGAGTTTGAGGGTGGTTTCCCTGGTAAAAGTAAAGCTCTCAAAGCGTTAGCCCTCATTCGTCTCATCGCTAAAGAGCAAGGAGAGACTATTGACGCTAAGGTAGTGGATTACGATGCGGGTAGAGTCTTTAGTTGAACCAGAAGGCTTCAGGCAGCGCTAGAACGTCTTTAAGGAGATACACGTAATAGTTGTCGCCTACAACAACGAAGTGCGTTAGACACGCTAAGGGACCGTCTACGACGACAAGCTCTTTACGCCTGTCCTTCTTGTAGATAAGCATCCACTCCCTAGAGCATCTTTGAGCATCCCCTTTGGCTTGTTCAATAAACTTGAAGAAGTTACTGTTAGGTTTGAATAGGTCATCAAGCTCTAGCGTATAGCCACTCTTACATTCGATAGTATATTTGAAATTTTGTGGCGTTATTAGGTCTCCATGGACTATAAGATGTTGTGGGAGTTGATGGGTTGACCCAAATGCTCCCGAACCAGGGGTCCTGTTAAACTCGGTAGTTTTAAACCGCTCATTAAACATTTGAGCCATTTTTCTTTCGAAGTTAGCACCCTTTCTCTTACTATTAACCCTCGGCTTTTTGCCGAATTCCCCATTCCCTAAGATATTTCTTAAATTGGACATATTCTATGAAAGTCGAAAAAACCAAAATAAACCTAAAAACTAATGATTGGGTTTTTAAAATCCGTAATGAAGGAAGACGTATGAAGATTTACATGAAACTAACTCAAGCAGAATCATCTCAATGGAACGCAGTAAAAGGCGCGGTAATTGGGAAGGATTCTAAAATGTCCGATGGCGAGTTCGCTAAAGTTATGATGTTCCGTGGGCTTAATAGCTTTATGGATGATGTTAATAAGGCTATCGAGGGCATGTCCGAAGAAGAGAAAGCCGAAGTACTGGAAACTGCTGGCGTACAGCCTGTTGACTCCGAAGTTGTTTTAGAAGTCCCTAACCTGAGCGAACTCGATGCGAGTATTGAAAAGTCTAACAGCTAAAGACGAAAAGGTTCTTAATTCCCTTTTAAAGAATAAGAAGAGTAGTAGTTACACCTTATTGTATTATTCCGACTGGGATAAATGGTCTAATAAGGTGATAAAGGAGGCTGAGGCGTGGGCTTCTAAAGAGGGGGACGAGGTGTGTTACCTTATCTCTAGCTGGGAACTACCCCACGCGTTTGCTGCTTTCTCTATTTCTAGCGCACCTACTGTAGTAGAGGTTATTAACGGAGATATTAAAGTCTACGTTGAGTACCCTAGAGTGCATAGCTTCTTTAACCCTAGACCGAAGAAGAAGAAAAAGAAGAAGGTGCGTAAGGGTCCTCGTATTCCCGCGTAGCGTTTGGGTTTGGGCCTAGGATGGCGTCCTTATAATCTTGAAGCTTCTTGTGGTACTTTTTATCCTTAGTGTATATCAACTTTAGGTTGTTTACAATAACTGTCGTGAAGTAGTTGAAAGCTGAACCATTTCCAGGCTTAAAGTTCTTTAATGTCTTGAATACCAGCATGAAGCATTCTTGCTTAGCATCGTCAGGGTCTACCTTAAACTTAAAAGACTTTAAAATGTTTGTAATAAGTATATCAAGCAACATTACTAGTTCAGTTTCGTGCTCCTCAGGGTCCACTAAATAGAGCTTAATAATCTCTTCGAATCTTTTATTGTCGAGGTAATGATTTTTTTTCTTCACCATAACCTGTTATAGACGATGAATATAGACGAACTACTAGAAAGTTTTGAAAAAACTGAGAATGCTCACCTTGATACGGTGGGTTCAGAGCATATTATGCTCATTCACGACTCTTGTGTTAATCAGCGAGGTCAAGTTTTTTCATTTAAAGACAACGAATTTGGGGTCTTAACCCAACTACTTGAAAAGACTAAACTAAAACGGGACGAGTATCAGTTTGTTGCCGCTATCAAATCCCTAGGGGTTTCTGAGAAAGATGCGACTACTGCAATGATTCATGAGAATCGCCCCCTCCTAGAAGACAACATCAAGACCGCTGAGCCAGACCTTATCTTCGTACTAGGAAATCTAGCCATGAAGACTCTTTTGAGGAAGTCTGGTATTGGCACTAAGAGAGGTAAGGAGTTTTGGATTGATGTGGATGGTAAGAGTGTTCCTGTAGTGCCTCTTTACCACCCATTCTCTATTTACTCAGAGCCTAAACTTAGGACTCTCTTTATACAGGATATAGATAACGCTTATGATAAGTTTATTCTAGGTAAAAATAAACTAGCCAACTCGACTTATAATCTTCACAACGATGTTGACTCCGCGCTTAAAGCTATGAAGCACGCCTGTACTAAGGATATCGTTTCAATTGATATTGAAACTACAGGGCTGGACTACAAAAAAGATAAGATTACATCCATTGGTCTTGCTACTGGAGATAGAGAAGCCTTCGTTATCCCAATTTATCATAGAGAGTCCGAACTTTCTGATGATGATATCTCACGTGTCCGTGACAGCTTTACGCTGCTTTTGAAGGACCCCTCCATCGGTAAAATCTTTCATAACTGCAAGTTTGATTTAAAGTTCCTTAAAAACTGGGGAGTTCCTACCTTTAACAACATACATGACACTCAAATCATGCACTCTCTCGTAGATGAGAATAAACCTCACGGTCTTATGGATATAGTAAAGGAACATTGGCCTAGGGAACTTGAAGAGTTTTAAAATGATTATGAAAATTGACCCCCAAGGCCGAAAAGCTGCTACGAACGGTGCAAAGTTCGAAGATATAATTGAAGATGCTATAACTCAAGCTCTAGAAATCCCTAGCCGTAAATGGCCTAAAGAAGAGGAGCGGCTTACTACTGATAATGTTCTACTAAAGAACGCGCCTTACGAGAGCATTTACGGTACTAAATGTAGAAGTGAGTTTCTTTTGCGGTACCAGGGACGCGATATACGCATTGAATGTAAGTATCAGCAGTCAGCAGGAAGCGTTGACGAGAAGCTTCCATACTTAATGATGAATTTCACTCAAAAAGTAGATGAGGCAGAGACTATTATAATAACACACGGCGACGGCTTTCGTGACGGGGCGATTAATTGGCTCCGAGAATCATGCAGAGATACAAAGTGTAAAGTATTCACCCTCCTAGAATTTACCTTATACCTCGAAAACCTACGCAATGCTAACAGTAGCCAAACAAGCTAAGAAAGACCCAGATTTTTGGGCTAACATGCCCTTAGATGATTTGGCGTTTGGTAACGCCATGGATTGCGATTTTACGCTCAGGGCTTATCATGTGCTTAAACAGCAGATGAAGGAGAAGGAGGTTCATAAAGTTTATGATAATCTTCTAAAGGACATCCTTGTTATCTTAAGCATGGTTGAGAACTTTGGTATTAAGGTAGATACTGATTATCTTAAAGTTCTAGATGATACCCTTATTACTGAGTTAGAGGACCTTAAAGCCAAGATTCAAGAGCTATCTCCCGTAGGGGAAGTAAACCCTAACTCTATACCAGAGATGGGGTCATTATTGTTTACATCCGATGGGTTTGATTTAACTCCTAGTATGTTCTCTGAGAAGACTAGGATGCCTCAGATTAGTGACGAGCATTTATCCGAGGTTTTAGCGGCTACTACCAACAAAAAAGCAAAGGAGTTTATTCAAACTCTTCTAAAATATAAGTACCGTACTAAACAGCATAGAACTTACGTTAAAGGTGTAGAGAAAGCTATTGAGTATAATGAGGATGGTAGAATCTACTCGCAGTATAACTTCGCCACTGTGGTTACGGGAAGACTGTCTTGCTCCACTTACAATGTAAGCGGTAAAAAGAAGGGAGTATCTTTCCATACACTGCCAAGAGATGTTGAGGGGGATGCTGTTAATATCCGTAAACTTATGGTAGCCGACCCAGGGAAGGCATTTCTCGCCGCAGACTTCTCTCAAGCGGAGCTTCGGGTACTTGCACAATGCTGCGGAGATAAAGCTCTCATCCAAGCATTCAATTCAGGAAAAGACCTGCACAGGTTTACAGCATCTTTGGTGTTTGGAAAGAATGCCGATGATGTGACCAAGGAGGAGCGTCAGATTGCAAAGTCCGTTAGCTTCCTTATCGTGTATGGAGGGGGTCCTAACAAGCTCTCTCAGCAGATAGGTAAGAGTGTAGGCTATTGCAAGGGTATTTTTAA